TTTTCTGATTTATGAGAAGATTGTTCTGCTGTCATTAGATGACCATCTCTTTTCATCATTCTTTCATTTCTGACTTCATCTGAGGCGTCGAAGTATATGATCATTCCATTTGGTTGACTTAGAATTTTATCAGCTTCATTTTTAAATCTGACATCTGAAATAATAATCCCAACATGTTTGGGATTATCTTGAAAACCTTCTGAAGAAATAATACTTCTATGCATCTTTGTTGATTTATAGATTGCCCATTTGGCAAAAATTTCAGGATCATATAGTCTACATAGATCTCCTGCTTTTTGTAGAAAAGATCTCGGTTTAATGCCTTCCGGTTCTATAGCTAAATTATGTAGCTGCTCAACAATGTCGATAAAATGTCTATAGTCAGGAATATTACCTAGGGCATTGCCACCAAAAAGATCAAACAGTACTTCATGTATAGAAAATAGCTGCCTATCTTTCTGCCTAAAGCCAAGCGTAGTCTTTTTAATTGTAGCTATTTCATACAGCGATAGAGTAAAGAAGATATGATCCCAGATGATATGTCCATCTGAGCTATTTATTCTTGCTTTTGGAACTATCTGTTCAGCTACAGAAGTCTTGCCACTGGCAGCTTTTCCAGATAGCCCAATAATTATTGGATATTCGGGATGATATTTTTTTTGTATATTCATAGCATCTATTATAGCACTTAGATCTTGGATACGTACTCTTTTCTGATTTCTAATTCATTAAGAAATGCATTAGCTAGGGCGTCTGGTTCCCAGACAAAAGACCTATTTACTTGAACTACTCGAAAATTAAATTCTTCCCTTATTTCTTCAACTGTCATTAGTAGTGGAATAAGGGACGCATTTTTACACTTCCACTTACCATTGATCTGATTTGCTACAACGGCAGAATCAGTATATATAATTGGATCTGATAAATCAGCCATAGAACATATTAACAAGCCAGCTATTACAGCCTCATACTCTGCTTCGTTGTTAGTTCTGGGACCAAGACCTCTGGCAAATTGTGCTATTTTTTTTCTATTTTTATAAACAACAGCAGAACACGCTGCCTCTCCAAATTTTTTTTGACCTTGACCACGCGATGCTCCATCGCAGAAAACTTCTATGTTCATTTAACACCGTTTCAGTTTATTTTGAGTAAAGAATATATATCTAGCAGCATGTTTTCAACTTCTTGTCTTGAGTATAGCTCTCTGTCTTGAGAATATATTTCATGTAAAAAGTTTTCAATTTCTGATTTTACGTCAGCTACTTGCTCCTGAGTCAATTCTAATGTCATATTCTATTCCATATTTTTTGGCGGTGTTAATTATATTATTTTCATGAGAATTACTAGATACTTGAATTGTTTTATTTAAAAGATATCTATCACCCTTATACTCAACCTGCATAGGGAAATTTAAATCTTTTCTTTTTTCTGAATAAAACTCTTTGGATGACGTAACACTTTTATAGTAACCTATAAACATATAATATCCTTTTTCTTAATTAGTAAGTACTAAAGTCAGATTCTAAATATGAACCTTTTTCTTCTCTATAGGCTGCTACCTGCATAGATTGAATCTTATCCATTAATTTTCTGGCTGATTCGGAGGCAATGCGAGCTGAGTTTTCCATTGATTCAGCTAAGCTAACCATTGCCTCAGCTGTAACCATTTCAGAGTATTGCTCTTCTGCAGCAGTCATAGCAGAAGCTTCTCTTTCGGCTTCATTTTTTCCAACTCGGTTAGATTTGTATACTCTTTTATAGTTACCTTCTACGATTTTAAAATGTGCCCGAGCCATTCCAGCAAATCTAGCAGCGCGTCCGTAAACATTAGACGTTCTAGCAACCAATGAAGCGATGTTGTCTATACCTAGATCAACTATATCCACTTCTGGAATTTCTACAAAATATTTATTTATTTTTTCAGCAGAACTGTATGCGTCTATTACCTCTGTTAACTGGGGTGCTAAAAAATCTGTTAGCAATTGCTGAAGTTTTTGAATTGTCACTTTACCTTCTCCGCTGATAAAAGAATTGCGTATTCATCAATTTCTAATTCAATTATTAAATCTCTAACTTTATTTTTAATTTTAGTTAAATGCTCTCTAATTGTGTTGGGATGCTCATTTATTTTTAGAGATATTTCACTGGATCTTTCACCATCTACATATCTCCATTTTAAAAGCTGTCTTTCCTGAACAGATAGTCTATCAAACGGTGATACATTTTTCTCTCCAAGAACCCAAAATTCATCAATTTTATCGGTAGAAAGCATCTGCTCTAAGGAGTATTCTACTGGATCTGCCTTAAATCCTACAACATAGTTTTCATCACTTTCATCTGTTGTCGCATCGTCACTGAGTAGTGGGAAAGTTTTTCTACCAAGCTGATCAATTAAAAATGTATCAACATTCTTTTTTAGTAGATAAAAAAAATAACTATATAAAAATCCACTAAATGGTATTGGACCTTTTGCTGAATCTTTTCTCTCATATCTGTTAATACACTGAAAAAATGTTAGGTTTATTGTTTGGCGGATATCTTCCTCGTCACCATACCTTCTTGCCATATAGTTAATGCCCCTCATACACTCATTGATCACTCTCGTGTTATTTTGATTAAGTTTGTTTTTCATTAACGCAAAACGTGTACCGGGATCTTTGATGAACAAAGAAATAAACCTTCGAATATCATAATCATTTAGATTAAACTTGGAATAATACAGCAGTGACGTATATTTAGTTAAGAAGTTACTAAACACTTTCAGCAACTCTTCCTGATGATGACCTGAACCCTTTTTTGCCTTGTCTATAAGATCTTGCATTTCATTTTCTTGCAGTGAATAATACTGCTCCTTATAACTACTCATTTCTTGCCTTCCCAATTTATAAAATAATCACTATATATATCTCTTATATCTTCATAATAAATTATTACCGGAACCTCTAGTTCGTTCATAAAATTTTTAGCGTCGGTGGAGTATTTGCTAATGACACAAGTTAGCTTTGCAAACTCGTCTGGATAATATCTTTTAAACCTTTTCAATTTTAGTTTACTTTTATCATCTAGATAGCCTTTGACTTCAATCCATTCATTATTCCTTGTCAGTAGAAAATCTGGAGTGTAAGCTCTTGTTCCCCTTTTAATTGGAAATGGAAATACTGTTGGCTCAAATTCAAAATCAATTTTATATAATTTTAAAATCCTGACAAAATTTGCTTCCCAACTTGATCTAACATTCATGTCAATATCTTTCCTGTAACCAGTTTTAGTATATTGATATGCGTTTCCTTTTTTTCTTTTTGGAAGTTCATCATTCATAATTGCTTGATCAACCTGCTTGTTTCTGATATTATTCAAATTAGGTTGTTTTTTGAACGAAGATTTTTCCAGAAAAAAATCGTTTGGCGTTGCAATCCGTGTCTGCATCCTGTATCCTTTATGTCTATAAGCGTATCTATATTATACAATAAAAAGTAAAAAAAAACAAACCAAACGCTACAACGCAAGTTGTAGCCTAAAAAGAAAGAAAATATAATGTCCACCATTAATACACTAAATGAAATCATCAAGGAAACAATTGACCAAATGAACAGCGAAATTGCTGAAGACCTAGTTGTAAACTATGGTTATGACTTTGATTCGGCAATTAAGTTGGTAACTGAGTTTACCGAGTTTGACATCGCTGACTCTTCCGAATCAGACTTCTGATTCTTATATAAAATAAAATAAAAATGGGGCTGGGAAACCGGCCCCATTTTTATTTGTCTAACTTCTTTTCTTATTTCTAAAAACACCAGTACCACAAGCTCCAGAAGCTGCATGGTCGCAATAGCTACATATTCTTACGTTTGATGTTGGATTGAAATTTCTATCTGAAATAATATTATTTATAGATTGAATCAACTTTACTTTTACATTTTCAATATCTTGCTTAGAAAATAGATGACCTTTTTTCTTTCCAGATCTAAGATAGTATAACTCTGCATATACTTCTTTATCTGGGAATATATGATCCATAGCTAGCGCATATATTCCTAACTGCAAATTATTAGGAACCTCCTTAAGAGTTACTTCCCATTTGCCTGTTTTGTAATCAGTTATATGAACTCTATCTTCATATACATCTACTCTATCTATAAAGCCTATTATCTTGTAGCTGCCAATAATTAAACTGAATGCCAACTCTTTATCAAAGATATGAAAATCTACATCACTATTAGTATCATAAAAGTCATCTATTATTCGAGATCCAACAGATATTAGTTCATTGGATATTTTATTATCTGGATCCCAAATTGGGATATTTTTTTCATATTCTAATTTAAGTTCTTCTAAATCTATTTGTTTATTATTTTCTAATTTATTCTCTAAGACAGAGTGAACAATATTACCAAGAGTAGCAGCTGCGTTGAACTGTCTTGGCTCTTTTTGTATATAAGAATAAAAATACTTAGCTGGACATTGTGTGTATGTATCTATTCTAGAGTAGGAAAAATCTACTAGACTAAGCCGTTCTAAATAGCTAAGTGATTCATAACTTTTAATTGGTATTGATAACAAAAAATACTCCTATTCATATTCATTTGGGTCAAAAATTAGATTTCCTTCCTCATCATATTCTTTTCCCATCTCGTCTATT